GTCAATTAATGGGTTCAATAGTTTCATTTCCAATCCTTTGTATAGCCAACGCTGCCTTATGCAGGATGGCATTGGAAGGAGCTTCTCTTGAAAGAAGATCGAAACCCGTGATATATCGGGTAACCCGCAATGGAGCGGGGAAGCCAGCACCTCTTTTGGTGAATGGCGACGATTGTCTCCTCCGAGGTCCCAAACAAATTCTTCGTGAATGTTGGGAATCCATCTGCGCTTTCGCAGGTTTAGAGTCTTCAGTAGGAAAAACCTACTTCTCCTCATCATTTTGCACAATAAATTCAACCATTTTTAAGAATATTAATGGTGTTTGGAAAGAGTCCAAATATGTGAATTTAGGTTTAATGAAGGGTATGAAACGGATGGGTGCGGGAACCAAAAAAGGTTTTAATCCGCAAGTTGGAGTTCACCAACTGGGAGTGATATGTCGTGAATTAAAGCGAACATGTCCCCCCTCACTCTGGCCCGTTGTGAAGAGACGTTTTATATATTATAATTCAATAGAGTTAACACGTTACCCAAACCTCCCTTGGTTTGTACCCGAGTGGTTAGGGGGCATAGGACTACCTTGTGATAGTTTTGATGAGATCAGTATGCAGGATCGCTGTGCAGCGACCGCTATTAAGTTTCAAATTAATGATCCCAAGTGGTGTCCTGTTCTACCCAAGGATATGGCAATGTGGTGCATGCATGAGTTAGTCATGGATTCGCTTCCCAATAAGGAAGTAGTCTTCTTCAAAAAAGTTTGTATGGAAGGAGGAATCGAAGATCTCGAAGATCATTGGTCTAAGTTTTATAAACTAGCCACAGTGAATTTGATGGCCAAGTTGCCACTCACCGATCTTTATGAGGTCTGTAATGACGATAAGAGTACCCATCGTGCTTTGGTCAAAAATGACCGTATTTGGAGTAAGGCCCGGCGTACAATTAGCGCCTCACCAATGTCTGATGAAGACATGGCCTACTCTCAAAAGAAACTCTATCCTCCTGTAATCATTCGGGGAAATTGGGATCGCTTTAACTGCCTCAAAGAAGAGGAAGGCGACTCGAACCAATAGTACCATTGACTGGAGGGGTGCCCAACTATAGGGGTCTTTTAATACTGTAGTCAGCCTGAAATGCTTGGACTAACTTATCACAGGGGATCAGTCATGATAGGCTGTTTCTAAAGCCCCAGGCTATAACCTGGGGGTCCCTGGACCTGATCATTCAAAGGTTCCAAAAC